CACTGGACCGCCCGACGAGCCAACCGAATCGTCAAGGAACTTGTGTACGGCGTCTCGCACTTGCGGCTGACGAGCACCGATGCTCTCGCCCTTGCATCGCATCTCACGAGCGGCAATCCGCAGGTCGTCAAACGCCACGCCCGTTTTGAGCCGTTGGTCGTGCGAGCCGTCGTATTCAATGCAATCTGCAAGTTCGCCGCACAGAGCCGACATCGTCGCGGCATCTTCTGCGGCAGTCGGGCCGATGAACTTGCCACGCAGGCTGAACGCATCAGGCGGCACTGGTGCGGGTGCAGGCTGCGGCGTACTCGAGCGGCTCGGCATAAACGAGATTGCCGCAGCGACAACTAGGGCCAGCACGGCAACGTGCTTGCCGTCGATGGTTGGCATCTGTGCCGTGGACAAGAACGCCTTCACCTTCTCGGTGATTTGCTGGCCTGCCAGAACGTAGACGGCAAACGCCACAAGCAACGCTGTAATCACGCGGAAGCCCTCACAAGCGGCAGAAGAGACTCAATGGCACCAGATGCCAGAGCAAGCACAAACACACGCAAAGCAGGCCGCAGGATCGCCCAGGCGGGCCATGCCATGAGCGGCACGCAATATCCCGAAAGCGTGTCAAACAACGCAGCCACAGCAGTGAGTGCGATTGCCTTTTTGTCAGGCCCGGAAATCGTTGATGTGGCGTCCAGCGTCTCAACGCACAGCCGCAGCAGAGCGACTAGCAGAGAACCGAACTCGCTCCACGTCAGACCGTCGCGGGCTTTGACTTTTGCGGTGGTCAGGAACGCGCTCACCTTGTGCTCGATGTCGAGGAAAGGGTTCGCGGCAGCAAGTGGGGCGTCAGTGACCATGCCGCCAGACTAGGGCGGCTGGGGGGCGTTTTAGACCGGCTCTGCCGACTCACATTCCGCAAGGCACGCTGCGTATCCGGCCAGATCAATCGGCCCGTCTGCCGTTTTGTTTGGCCCAAGGAATCTTGCCACCTTGTCGAACGTCATGAAGATCGCCCAATCCGATTCTGTCAGCGGACGCTTCAGCACGTCAGCAAAGGCGGCGTTGATCATGCCGACAGTCCGCCGGAAGTGATGCCGTGGCCCGCCGTACTTCGGGCGACGATCACGCACGACGTCGATGGCATCCATCAGCAACTTCTCGGCAGGACTAACGTCGTCGTGATCCTTGGAAAGGATGCTGTCGCCCGTCCAACGAATGTCGTCCGGTGCCACTTCCATCTCGCGCTGCCCTTGCAGAATCCAATCAACCGGAATCTCTTCCGACTCGGCACGCTCTGCGGCGTACTTATCGGCGCTGGCCTGCGTAATTTCCTTCCACCGCTCTGGTGCGTCGTCTGCCGGCTGGCACTTGCCGCCATCGCAGCATCCGCCTGCCAGACGGTTTTCAACAGCCGCCCGCAGCTGTGCGTTTGTGTCTTCAATGCTTGTGATATGTCCCTGCATGCGTTTCCTTTCAATGAGAAGGCGAGCGACGTCCGCTGCCAGTGATCCACTTGTGCCGCACCACTGGCCCTGGTAGCGATACGCTCGCTGGCGTGCCTCGGCGATGTACTCGTCAGATAATTCGTAATCCATGCGTCAACGCTTCGACCGTAAGTCGCGGTCACAGAACAACGGATACGCTCGAGTAACCTCACGACGCCCGTGGTCAATGATTGCCATCCCCTGACAAGGACGCTCTGGAGAAGCGACGCGCTCGGCGTATGGGCTGTGGCCTATTACGCTTCCATTCGCCACATAACGGGCACCACGGAGCCAGCCCCAAGAGTGGTAGTGACCAAAGATGGTCAAGTCAGCACGGCGGCCAGCGTCCCACCGTGCAATCGCCTTGCTGGCAGGCAATGCCAACCCAAACACGCCCGAATTGTATTTGATGCTGTGCCCATGCGTCGTGCGAACAAGGAACCCGTCGAGATCAACGTACCCGAGGTGCCCGGCGGCAATCTGCCATTTGACGTTCTTGTTCTTTTCCTCGCGGGCCAGAGTGAAATACATCATCTGCTCCCACGAATGATCTAGCTCCGTGGCAATGCGGTTCTTCTCTGTGCTCCTGCCGTGGTTGCCTGCGTTCGTGCAAACAATGACAGACTCCGCACTATCAGCCACGGCGTCAATGAAAGCCCGCAGCCTTTCAGCAATCCACCTTGTGGCGTTCATGGGTGACAACTGCGCCACTTCCATGCAGTCTGGGTGAATATGCCCAGTAATGAAATCGCCTCCGAGCCAGACAAGCACGCGGCGAATGTTCGCTTGGTTTCGCTCATGCTCTAGGCATGCAAGGAACCGCTCTTGAAGTTCGTTCATGCGAAGTTGACATACGTCAAGCGAGTAGTCATTTTCGCCATTCACAGTCTCGGGCAGGATGCGCTCTTCGCAATGGACGTCCGACAGCATCAGCACGGCAGTCGCGTCGTGCTTCTTTGCCTTGACGGGCTTGGTCAAAGGCTTGGCAACAGGTTTGATGTCAGACAGGCTAACGAGTGCGTCACCACGCTCACGCTCACGGTCGATCTGAGCCAGGGCAGCCTTGTACCGATTTCGGTACGTTGCCAACTCTGACCGCAGCCGTGCCAGTTCAGCGTCAGCAGCGAGCTGCTGCGAGTGGCTCACGTCCTCGGCTACTTGCTCTTTCAGACTGCGTCGAGCCATGCGATCACTCCTTGTTCGCCAACGTCGGAGATGCCACGAGAACGCATATTGGCGGCGATTGCCCGTGCAAGTGTTTTCCTGCGTGTGCCAAGTTCGCCGGCCTGCCATGCCGCCTTGATTGCAGCAAGCTCGGCCTGGTGCTCAGGCGCAACCTTCTCGTGCCAGCGTTTGCTGCCGTGGCGCACGCTCGCCATCGCTTCACGAACGTCGTCTAGCAGACCGCCGCTTCGGCTTTTCGTCTTCACGCTTGGACTCCTTTCCCTCAAGGTGTATCCACCCGTCATCGTCAGGGATGCCGCCGCCAGCCACGTCGTCCTCGTCATCCTCGCTGTCAAACGGCGACACGTCCGCAGGCGTCTGCGTCTTTGGCTTCGGCTTGGATCGCGGGCGTCCCATGCCGATAGCGTGGCAGGGCTGTCAAGCGGATGGCGGGTTATCGTTTCCGCCAAAATAAAAAGATCCGATTGAGGCAACGGCTCGCTCAATTTTCTCCTGCTGACGATAGCCCCACTGGTTGAGTGCCTCCTGCCTATCGTCGCACTTGCATGTGCCGGATTTTGAAAGCGCCGCCACTCGTTCTTTAGTAATCCCGACAAAAGAAAGAACGCTTTCTACGGCGTCCCCAAGTCGCACAGCTGGCGTTCTGATGATGTCGTCAACTGTCGGGGCAGGGACTACCTGAACGATTGCACGGCCTTCTGTTTCAATGCGGCACTCGCGGTATGTGTTGCGCTTCGCAGCTACGTATCCACACTGCGGGCACGTAAGGTCTTCACGTGAAAAATCGCATTGCATTACGTTAGCGTCCACGTGATTTTCCCTTTTTGATCGTAATCCCCTGCCAGCAGCACCCCCACGGAACTGAAGATTCTCTCAGTTCCCGTCACAACCTTGTTGCCTGTCAATCCAGAACCGCACATCGGAAAACAAAGGTTGCCAGACGACAAGGCGCCAGAAGCACTAAAGCCCGACAGAAACACTTCCCTAGACAAGTTGTACCCACGTGTTCCTGGCGTGAACCATGTGTCAATTGGGCCTGGATTAACTGGATAATGTCCTTGATTCGTTGTTCTAGTCTTGATGTCTCCATCAATCGGAATGCCTGACCAGCTCACGTCAACAATCATCCCTGCTTTACTGCAATCCTGGCACGCTTCTTGAGACGGCGCATTTTTCCCGCGTTCGATTGAAATGCTAACGGTGCCGCCGGACGGGATGGTAAATGTGCCGGTGTACTGACCTCGCTGAAGCCCGCCATTATCCGGGCACTGCGGCGCAGTGTACCTAACGACGTAGTCTCCGTTGATGCCCGTTCTGTCTGCAAACACACTGTCATACGTGTACCACGATGTGAACCCGCCTGCGTAAAAGTTGTCCGTGATTGTCAGGTGCTTATCGCTGGGGTATTTCTCAATATCAATAGATACGCGAATGTCCTTTGGACACTCATTCCCGTCGCAGCCTTCCGACAGAAACATATACGCATCAGATAAGTCGCTGCATGACGTTACAGACTCTGGAGCGTAGACGCCTCCAGGCGAAACTGTGGCAAACCCAAAATCAAACACGTACTCGTTGACGCTTTTTGAGTAGGAAGTTGGATCAGCAGCGTATTTGGCCTGCCCCCATAGACAAGTCGGCCGTTGAGATAATTTGCGCCCGTTTGCAATGCGGTTAGTTCTTATTCCATATTGCGAAGCCACAAGTGCCACGCTCAACTCGCCTGCGCAAGCGTCAAACTGGTAGACAACCTGGCGGCACGGCGAGTACGGAATTGGGTCGCTGATGTATATCGACGCAGAATACTCGACGTTTCGCATCACAACAGGCGACAAGAGTCTCGTCACAAAGTTGAAACACCCAGCCCCGCCGTTGTACGGAGCGGGCGGCATAAACCCGCTGTAAGAATTTGCAACTCCGAGCATCGGGTCAGGCGACCGAGACGACAGAAACGTCAGCGAGTAGGTGTTCGGCCTGACCGCCGATGTGTCCCCGTAAAACGAAGGACTGCATCCGCAGAGGCAGCGGCTGTTAACGCCAATGTCGAGCTGGACAGAAAACAAGCCTATCGAGTCAATGCACTTGCGGCCGTACTCGTCAACATCGGACGGAATGCTAGACGAGTCCACTGTCGAAAGTGAATACGCTGTTCCAGAGAGCAGGTCGTAAGTTCCATCTCGAACAAGAGTGACGCTGAACGGAATGGTAGTTCGTGTTGAGTAATCTCCCCACGCGCCAGGAAACAACGTGTATGTCCCAGAGAGAGTGGCCGTGATTTTGCTTGCAGAAAATACGACGGTTGCCGAATAGGTAAGCACTCCCGTAGGAGTTCCTGCCTGAAATGACACGTTGTATGTGCTCTGTGTTTCGTCGTATTTGCCGAAAGTGCCGTCTGAGTTGAGCGTCTGCGCGTCAGCCGCAGAACCAGACCAACCCTGGCCGCGATACATTAGGCAGAACGGTCCTGCACAGCATGCGCTGCATGACGAGCCAAGCATGAACCCGAGTGGGTACATGCCAGCTGCAAGAAAGAACACGCACCACAGCACTAGCGAGAGTGGCTCTACGGCGTCGATCATCTAGCACTCCGCTGCGATGAGGATCCACTCGCCGCCAACGTAGGCAATCGCGCACGCCTTGTTGCTGCTGCCGCCAACGGTGGCAAAATAGTTCTTGACGCCAGTGTAGGTCACGCCTGATGTGACTGAATCGTAAACAGTTGCGGTTGAACCCTTACTCCACGGAGCAGAGAAAACTCCTCGCACAACTCCGGAATGAAGGCGAATCAGCGCCCAATTTGAATCCTTCCATAGCACTTGAGCGCCGGCGGCCTTGCCGAGGTCTTCCGCCTTAACCTGCACAACGCCACCAACCGCCACCCGTCCGACCTTCCCGCTCTCAATAGGCTCTATAGCCACGCACCACGGCTTTGCCGTCGCATCCGGCGTGCCGCCCGTCAGCACTGGCATTTCCTCAAAGGACGCCGTGGCACCGCCAGACGACGACGTTGGCGTCACCTCCATGCCAGTGATCGCCAGCACTCCCCAGCGGGACACGGTCGCGGAAGCCTTGCAGTAGCACCACGTATACGGCTTCAGAACAGGCGAGCCGGGAGATCCTTCTGTGCCAGCATGTGCCCCAAGCACAAGGTCCGCAGCGTCCTGCGCCCGATTCCACGCACGGGCAGAGATTGCCTCGCGCAGCGGCTGGCCTGGCTCGAGGCGTCCATCGGGGCGTGGCATTAGGTGGTTCCTATGCCGAGCTGCGAGAAGTCTGAGTCTTTGTAGACCTTAGACACGTAGACAGCTTTGGGCTGCTTCAGCAGCGTATTGCTGGAAACGGCATCCTCATACCGTACCCACAGGTATTCGTGACCTTTTTTCTCAATACCTGTGATGCTGCCAATGGTCTGCCCCGTGACGTTCTTTGAGGCGATAAAGCGGAATGATAGCGACCACGGCCCTTTGCCTTTCTGGTCGTCCCATTCCTGCGATCCGCTGCACCCAACGAACAACACCTCGCCAGCTTCAAAACCTCGAAATCTGGCGTTATTCGTTGTGCCAGTGACTCCTGCCACTCCTCGAATCCACGCGCTGGTCACGTAGGCATTGGGAACGTCATATTGCTCCTGCCATTGCAGCTGCGGCACGACAATATCAACTCCGTTGACGCCGTTGCCATCAACGCCGATAGCACCTGACATGTTGGTGGCGGATGAAGGGAACCTCTTTTCAAAGTCCAACGTGCCGCCAGAACCAACCGAGCATGCCTGCGTGATGTGTTGCGTCCCGCCCGTCGTGTCAAACGACCTTGAACGCTTCAGCGGTTCCGCGCCTTCCTCGGCACCGTTCTTCTCGTAGTTGATCGTCAGCTGCCACGCATTGTCGCCGAGAAATGAGACAGAGTAGGACTCTGCCATCAACTGCATTCCGGTGACGCCAGGGTACTGCCAATACTTTCCGTTGGCGCTGATCTCAGAGTTGATTGCCGTGTGCAGTTGCACATCGTCGGCAGTGCCGAAGATCTTGTATGATTTCACATACGACGACGTCGCCTTCTTGCCGCGACGCACAATCGTGGCCTGCCTACTGTCGCCGTCTTCAACCCACACAAGGTCTTCCATTACGATGCCACTGCCCCTTCGTCACCGAATTCGTCGGTGTTCTTCTTGATGTCCTTCAGAACGTCAAGCTGCTGCTGGGCCAGCGACGACCCGAATCCCATGCCACCTAGATTGACGCTTGAGAACGTGCCAGCAACTTCAGCTTGCTTGCCGGCGGCTTCCATTGCCGCCATACGGATCTGTTCTTGGTCTGGCGGCTGCACCGCCACCGGAGTCTGCACCACGCCAGACGTCGCAGTCGGCGTCAGCTTTTCAGCAGCCAGGTCAACGGATTCACCGTACTTCTTTTCCTGCGAAGCCGTCAGCATCCCAGAGCTCTTGAGCGCAAAGAACTCGTCTGCCATTGTCCGCAGTTCGTCAAGACTCTTCGCGCCGCCAACTGACTGAATCAGGTCGTCGGCCTGCGACGTCAAGGTGCGACGAAGGCTGGCCTTGGACGTGAGAGACGACAAGCGAGACTTTGTGCTAGCAGTCCTGTCAGCGATGTCTGCCCCAAACTGCTTCGCGCCGGAAAGTCTCCTGTCGATAGTGTCTTTCCCGCTGGCTTCCATAGCGGAAATAGCTTCAGCACGTTGCTTGGCGAGCGCTGCGATTTCATCTGGCGTTACGGCCCCTCTTTGATCCATGCCAGGAGCCGCACCCCACGCAGAAGGAGACGCCGCCAAGCCGTCAAGACCCAAGCCTTCCATTGCGACGGCAATGCCAGTGCCGAGATCCGTGAAGCCGTTCAAGAACTTTGCAGACCATTCGGCGAAAGCCGATTGCAGCTGACCTGTTCCTTGCAGCCACGCCGCCATCAGCCCAGTCATGGCGATGTCCATCGCACCGCCCAGATCGCCTCCTGTGATGGCGTCATAGATTCCTGTCATCGTCTCAGACGCAGTCGATTTCACCTCGCCGAACGTCGTCGAGAACGCCGCACTCAGTTCCGGCGACTGCACGACAAGTGCGGCAATCCCTGCCGCCAACAGCCCAAGGGGGCTCAACACGGCACCGATGATGCCACCCACCATCGTGATCGCAGCACCAAGGCCAGCGAGAGCAATGCCACAGGCAATCACCAACGCCGTTGTCTTGGCGACATCCACGGCCATCTGCTGATTGTTCTTGACGAACACCGTGATGCTGTTGGCTAGGTCTTGGACGAACGCCAGAGCCGTTTGCAGGCTGGGGGCCAACGCTGATCCAATCTCAATGGCAGTGTCGTTGACGGCAGACCGAGCCAGACGCATCGAGCCGCCTAGCCCTGCGTCCATTGCCTTGGCTGTTTTTGCAGCAACGCCGTCAACGCTCTTGAGCCTGTCAGCAAGCTCTACAACACCGCCAGCCGTCTGCGACAACACGTTGGCACTGGTGATACCAAGAAGGCCAAACGCCTTCGCCATCTTTGCTGTGCGTTCGCCAACGGGCATGTCCTTCGTGACGGTGTTGATCTCGTCTAGGATCTGCACGAGCGGCTTCATCTGCCCTGCGGCGTCAACATTGGACACGCCGAACAGGTCTTGCAACTTCTCGCCAGCACCGGAAGAAATCACCGACAGACGACGCAACGCCGTGCCGGCCTCGCTGCCTTGAATGCCGACGTTGCCGAGCACGCCAAGGATCGCCGTTGTGTCCTCGAGGGAAACGCCGAGCGACTTCGCCACTGGGCCTGCGTACTTGAGCGACTCGCCAAGTCCCTCAACGCTGGTGAACGTCGCGTTGGCCGTCTCGGTCAGCACGTCGGCAGCCTTGGCAGCGTCCATCGCCCCAAGTCCGAACTGTCGCAGCGTTGCCGCCATGATGCCAGCCGACTTCGTGGCGTCCGTGCCAGTCGCCCTGGACAAGTCCAGCACCGCACCAGTCATGTCATTGATCTCAGTCGAGCTAAAACCAGCCCGCCCAAGTTCAGTCATGAGATTGGCAACTTCTGTGGCAGTGAACGATGTCGTAGCCCCGAGTTGCCGAGCGCTTTCGGTGAGCATTGACATCGCCGCAGCACCGTCCGGCCCGAGATTGCCAGTGACGGCAGCGGTTGCACGGATGGCGTCATCAAACGACGCGAACTGCTTGATAGCCATCCCCAGCGGGGCACCTACGGCGGCACCCATTGCCGCCATCTTGACGCCGACACCAGAGATCGACCTCCCCACGTTCTCGACGCTACGGCTGATGCCGTTGAACGTCTTGAACATTGACGACAGGCCAGCACCGACGCCAAACGAACCGAGCTTTGCAAGTCGCTTGTCAACAGCCCCAGCCGTCGCAAAGAAAGCCTTTGCGTCGGCTCCGATCTCAACGAACACGCCGCCCATCCGAATGCCGCCGGCTTTTCCCATCATCGTCTCCGGTAGCTAGGCGTGTTTGTTCCAGTTAGGCCCGAACAACCTCTGCAAGTCTTCTGGCGTTGCTTGCCTTGGCTTTGGCTTTTTGGCGTAAGGATGAAACTTGATTGGGTCTGCGGCTGCCTTCGTGCTCGGCTTGTTAATGTTGTATGTCTGACTCAGCAGGCTTGCCGTATGCCACCACGCAGCATCTAGGCGGGCATTGCGAGCGGCAACGAGCTGTCTGAATGTCCACTCTCCTGGGTGGACTCCGATGATTCCAGCGGCTTCCCAGATTGCATTCCAGACTGCATCGGGATCACTTGCTCTAGAGCCTTTTTCATTTGCGCCGTCGCCTGCTCGAACACCGTTTCCATGTTGTTCTGATGAGCCTCTGCCGTCAGGCTCGCCAACGGACGGCGGCGCGGGGGGAAAAAATCGACAAGCTCTTCTTCAAGTGCCTTCCCGGCCACGTCCCACACTTCACCGCGAATGCCATCCAAAAACTCGTCTTTGCTGAGTTTTTTTTCTGATACTTGATTGCACAGCACTTGATAAAGCACTTCAGCAAGCACGGTCAGCTGCGTGCGAAGAATGTGAATCGTGGTGTGAAACTCAGCGACGTTGTCGATCTTGAATGGCTGCTGAGCTCCCTCAATCTCAACCTTCACGTTGTCCCGAACGCGATTCACTGCTGACGTCGTCAGTGCAAGCCGCCACGGTCGCCCTTCATCATCCTTGAACTCACGCATGCCTACTCCCTCACAAGCCTTGGATCTGTCATCTTGCCCTCAAGCACGAACGTCGCCACGCCATCAATCGGGTCTGTCTCGCTTATGCCTGTCATCACGGCGAAAAACGAAAAGTCACCAGCGCCACCATCAACTTGAAAAGTCCCGCCGCTGTGCATCTTGCTGAACGCTGTGCCAAGGTGTGAAACGTCGTTCAGTTCAACGCTCACCGTGCATTCGTATCCCGTGCTGTAGGTTGCCGCGTACCGACTGCCGTATGCATTGACGTCAATGGTGCGTGCCGACTCTGTCAGCGTCACATTGCGAGCGCTGGTGATGGCTCCGCCATCAAGCCTGATGGTGCAGTCCTTACCCAGCGTGATCGCCATCAGGTGAACTCTTTCGCAGTCACGTTGAACGTGACGGCACCGTCAACCGAGATGTTCTCAGACACGCTCATCACGCTGAAGCTTGAGCCAGCGGCCTCAAGGTTTGTGATCAAGCTTGTGGCGTCGTGGCATTCGATTTCCCACGTCTTGGTGACAAATCCCGCCTTCGACATCTTGCGGCCTGGTGCGCCACTAGAACCGCCAATATTAGAACGATTGGAAATGTCAATCGTCTCACATTCCTCGGTGTATGTCGCCGAGATAATGCCAGCGCCAAAAGGAGGCGCTGCCCCGTCCTTGCCAAGAGAAATAGCCATGTGTGATTGTTCCTGTGCTGCGGTGAATGATTACGATGCTGCGATAGTGCGTGAACCGCTGACCGTGTAGGTCAAGATGCCGTCAAGCGGGAAGCTCTTGGCAATGTTTGTCACGATGTAGTTGGCATTTCCGGTTGCCGTGCCGGATGCCGTGAACGTGCTGCCGATGGTGACGCCTGGGTCGTCAACGCATTCAAGCTCAATCGTTTGCTCAATCAGAGCTTTGCGAAACTTCCGCGAAGTGTCGCCGAACTTCGTGACGTCCACGTCACTGGCAGAATTCGTGACGGTGCAAGATCGAGCGTTGCTGACGCCACCGATGCTCACGTCTTTACCGAGCGTGACGGTGACGGAAGATGTGGTTGGCATTTGTGCCCTCGTGTGCGAGTGCCAGCTGTGCGGCTGGTTCGCTCACGGTATGGGCAGCGGGGTGGAAACTAGACCGGGTATGCCGTCAACGCCCAATGCTTCCTCCTGAAAACGTGCTCTTGCTGATCGTGTTTATAAAGCACGGGCGAATCTTGCTTAGAGACGCTTGCAGTCCGATTTCCATGTATCCACGGCCACGGAGATTACGAGAGCCGATATAGATGGCGTTCTGCCCATATTTGCGATTCACGACAGGCCCAACCCATGCACCGAGTAGTCTCTTTGTGAAGCGACCACGCGAGTCACGCCCCTGCTTGCCGCTTGCCAAAAACTTCTTCGGTATGGAGTGGCCTCTGTAGTATTTGTGCTGGAGCGACGCTGCCACCCAGTAGTGCTCAACGCCGCCAAACTCGTGCAGCTGGTTGAGCCACGGCGTTTTGCTTGGGCCGATGACAACAGACCGGCTGCCGTGATCCCAATCGCTTTCAATATCGTTCCGCAGCCACGCCCGTGGCGACCACGTAGACACTGTGTCTGGGCGAGCAACCTCCATGATTGCGCCGACAACAGGCAGGCCGTCCTTTTCTCGGTACATACGAAACACTGGCGTTTTTCTTGGCGTTCTCCCCGTCCGAGTTGAGCCGCCAACCATGCCACGCTGTGTGCTTCTCCGCACTTGCAGTCCGGCCTTCTGCAACGCTTGGGCCGCAGCTTCGCCAATCAGCTGCTTCAATCCGCTTTTGTTCCAATGGAACTTTGTGCCGCCACGACGGTTGGTGCCTACGAAAGCCATAGCCAGCCTCCTAGACAGTCGGCAGCAAGTTGCTCTCAAACACCCGATAAGTCGCCGTGATCACAGCACGCCAGACATTCCGCTCTGTCAGTGCGTCGTCAGGGTTCAAGTCAATTCCCACCGTCTGCGGGCTTGTCACGCCAGCCGGCCA